GAAATTCCATAACGCAGTCGGTTTCGAGACTGGCAAGCCAGCGGCTCAGAAGATCCTCATGGCGGGTAACGGAACCGGAAAGACTCTCTGTGGAGGGATGGAAACAGCCATCCACCTCACGGGGGACTACCCTGATTGGTGGGGAGGACAGAAATTCACAAGTCCTGTGGTCTGGATGGTCGGTGGGGTCACGAACGAAGCCGTAAGGGATATCAACCAAAAGATTCTTTTCGGAGATCCTACAAACCCACAAGCTTTAGGAACGGGTACGGTCCCGCTTCATTTAATTGGCAAGCGGACCATGAAACCCGGTGTCCCGAATGCCTATGACTCTGTGATGGTCAGGCATAAGTTCGGCTGGTCCAAGGTTATGTTACGGGCCTACGAACAGGGTGCTAAGAAGCACATGGGTCACAGGATTCACGGTGGTTGGTTGGATGAAGAACCTCCTCAAGATATCTGGTCGCAGTATTTAAGAGCCACGATCTCTATGAAGGGGATTTTATATATCACCTTCACTCCGGAATCTGGATTAACCGAAGTGGTTAATTCTTTCATGAACGATTTAAAACCAGGGCAGGCTTTAATTCCTGCTTCTTGGGAGGATGCGGATCATCTAGTGCATAACGGAGAACTGACAGACGAAGCCAAGCAGTTGGAATCAAGCTTCCGGCCTCATGAAAGAGAAATGAGGAGAAGGGGGATTCCTGTTTTCGGCACTGGTCTTGTTTTCCCATTCGCTGAAGAAGATTTTGTAATCGACCCTATACAGATTCCGAAGCATTGGCCGAGAATAAATGGGATTGACTTTGGATGGGATCACCCATTTGGCGCTGCCGCTATAGCTTGGGATAGGGATTCTGATGTTGTCTATATCTACGCAGACTATAGATCAACACGTGAAACCCCTCCAGTACATGCTGAAGCCATGAAAGCATGGGGAGCGTGGATACCTGTTTCATGGCCGCACGATGGTCTTCAGCACGAAAAAGGAACCGGGGACGAATTAAGAAAGAAATATGCTGATCTTGGTTTGAATATGTTGTATGAAAAAGCCACAAACCCACCTGATTTCTCACAAGGACAAAAAGAAGGAGAAGGTGGGAACTCTCCAGAAGCAGGGTTATTGGAGATGTATCAAAGATTGCAACAAGGAAGATTGAAAGTCTTTAGAACGTGTACTTCTTGGTTAGAAGAAAGACGTACATATCATAGAGATGAAAATGGCAAGTTGGTTAAATTGCGCGATGACGTGATTTCCGCTTCTCGGCACGCGATTATGATGCTTCGTCACGCCAGAGTAGAGACCGTCAGGAAACCTAAAATGACCGCATTCGCTGGAGCTACGAATTGGTAGAGCCTAAAAAAAGAAGAATCTCCTCTAAAGACTGGGATGAGGTTGAATCCTTTGTCAATGACGAACTCGACAAGAGGGAGAAATCCGAGTTCCGTCGTGAGCATGAGAAAATCTGGAAAGAGGTAGATCGCCAGCTTCAGATGAGGGAGATGAAGCGCGTCACCGCCGATGGGAAACCCGTCAAGTGGTCGTGGCAGAACGCAATGGAACTTGGAGAATTAGCCAAGGCTTCCGAAATCATTTGTGCGGACGTGATGAGGATTATGTTCCCCTCGAAGATGTGGTTCGAGCCTCATGCACAAATAAAATGGCCCACTAATCCACAGACTGGCGGGCCGCAGATTGACGAAAAACGTCAAAAAATGACTGATGGGTTGATTAGAAACCTAATGACCCAGCAGCACAAAGACTTCGGCTTTAAAGAGCGGTTTCAATTAAGTGTAAAAGAAGCCCTCGCTCACGGATCTTTCGTCGCTGAGTGTCGGTGGCAAAAGTCAGTAATGGTTAAAGAGGGAACGATTAAAGAAGTCGCCGCGCCGGTATGGGTTCCCTATTCGATGTGGAACGCCTATCCAGATCCGTCCTCGTTTGTAATCGGTGGAGAGGTCTTTTATCCAGGTTCTATGATTGTCAAAGAATTCTGTACTTTGGCTCGTTTTAAACAAATGGCTAAAGACAGCGGTTGGATGATGGACAGGGTTAAGAAGGTAGATAAAAGCAACGCAGAAAATAAAGAAAACCGGACCGATGAAGTCACTTTAGTTAAATACTGCGGGGATGTCTTCATAGAAAGAACTGATGGTGACATTTATCTACCTAATAGCAAGGTTGTCCTTGCAAATAACATCCTCGTTTATTGGGAAGAAGAGTCTTTGCCTTATTCACCGTTTATTTATGGTGGATATGAAAGAGCGGACGTAAGAGACCCGCTTTACACGTCTCCAATTATTAAACAGTCCCCCATGCAAAAGGGGGCGACGATTGTATTCAATAAATTCCTGGACGCGGTGGCTCTTAAAGTCGAGCCTCCGGTGGAATACGACGGAAATGACCCGGATTACGTCGCTACCGATGGTCCTGTGATCGCTCCGGGGTCTAAAAACCCTCGTAAAAGTGGTGGAAAGGCTTTCGAAGCTTTGGATATCGGGGACCCAAGGTACGCCTCTGAGGGAATGCAGTACCTTTTTAGACAACTCCAGGAAGGTCTTGGGGTTTCGTCTTTAAGGACTGGAGTTCAGAGTTCCGACCGCCAAACGGCGACGGAAGCTCAACTTCTTTCCCAAGGATCTGAAGTCCGGACGATGGACTTTATAGCCAGTCTGGAAAGGAAACTCCCGGCGTTTCTTTACATGCAGCACGAATTAAACAGAACGAAGATGTCTTCGTACTCGTTTTACAACGATGTCCAGGAGATGCCGGACTACATAACGGTAACGAAGAACGATATCAAAGGAGATGTCGTTTTTGAAGTAGTAGGAGCAAAAGGCGTCTTGGGGGAAAAAGAAAGGACTCAGAAACTCTCCGCTGCGGTGGCGTTCTTCTCTCAATCTCCTCTGTTCGCCCCGAAACTAAAAGTAGATCAGGTCATGCAGGACATGTTAGCCGATGCTGGTAAGAAGAATCCGGAGGAATGGGTGAAAGTCGGGAACGATCCGCAGGCCGACGCAGAGAAACAACAGATGGTCCAGATCATTCAACAGCTTCAACAGGAACTTAAAGACGCCCAACAGGGTGTCGCTGTGGATATGAAGAAGATCGAAGCCCAGATGATGAAATGGCAGGCCGACGCTGCGAATAAGCAGGCTCAGTCTGAAATCGAACGTATGAGGCTAGTAAAAGAAGTCGCTAATGACCGGGCTTCTCAGAATATAGCCACGGCTGAATTGAAACAGAATCAGATTGATAAACTCATTCAAATTGAGAAGATTCAAGCCGACGCCGACGCTAAGAATAAGAAGATTATGACGGATATGTTTGTCGAGCTTCAGAAAATCGCTCAACAAGCCGAAGCGAAGATCGAAGAGACCCGTAAAGAGATGGCTAAATCTTCCGCCAAGCCGGTTAAAAAGGAAGTCAATCGGACGGCAGACGGGTTCCAGATTGTCGAGTATTACGAAAACGGGGAAACGAAAAAGAAGAACGTCAAAAGGAAACCTAGAGGCTATACGGTACAGTGAAAGAAATCTACCGAGACTTATATTCCGGTAAGGAATACAGACAGTTCTCTCCGGGTGAATTCAGACTTCCGGACTTTTATAAAAGAGTCCCGTTAACACCCGACGATACAGTTATAGATTTTGGTTGTGGGACGGGCAGGGCTACTAAAGCAATTTCCAAGAAGTGCAAGGTCATAGGTTTAGACTTTGTAAACGCCCTAGAAACTGACGTTGAGTTCCACGAACAGGACCTTACGAAGCCTATCGAATATAAAGGAACAATAGGCTTCTGTTGTGATGTTATGGAACACATTCACCCCAGCAAGGTGCAGACTGTTCTAAGAAACATCATGCACTCTGTAGATAAGTGTTATTTCCAGATATGTACCGTACCGGACACGTTTGGAGATGGGCACTTACATCTAACGGTAAAACCATTCTCCTGGTGGGCGCAGAAACTCAGGGGTTTGGGAATTATCCGTTACGCCAGAGAAGAGATAAACCATTCCATTTTTATCGTTCAGAGGTCAATAACGATAAAAGAAATGGAAAAGAAGGTAGAACTCTGGGAATCCCCAGAAAACATGAGAAGGAACATCCTTGAAAACCTCAAAAGAGACTACAAGGAAGTCGAACCAAAAGAAGTCCAAGAAACGGAGATCGCCATCCTCGCGGGCGGCCCGAGTCTCGAACTCTTCAAAGACTCCGGATGGACAGGACCAATCATCACAGTTAATGGAGCATATAACTGGGCAGTGGAGCGAGGTTTTAAGCCGACTTGCCAAATCATAGTCGATCCGAGAGAGTTCAATAAGAGGTTCCTAGATCCAGTAATACCTGGATGTAGATACTTAATAGGCTCTCAGTGCCATCCGTCTTTAGCCGAAAGCGTTCCTAAAGACCAAGTTCTACTGTGGCACTCCGGGGACATCGCGGTCCCGGTGATAGAAGAATATTCAAAGGACCACGGAGACCGTGTGTGTTATCCGGTCTTCGGAGGCTCTACGGTGATGTTGAGAGGTCTGATGGTTCTTTCTCTTTTGGGGTTGAGGAAGTTCCATATATACGGCTGGGATAGTTGCCTATTAGACAATGAACACCACGCCTACAAACAGCCAGAAAACAAGGAAACCAAGATCATCGAAGTAATAATCGGTGGGAAGGTTTTCAAATGCCATACCTGGATGGCAATGCAAGCACAGGAATTTATAGAGACCGTGAAGCATATGCTTCCGGAAGATTGTCAACTAGCGGTGTACGGAGACGGGCTGATTGCCCACATTTTAAGAACAGGAGCTATTTATGGCGGCAGCAGCTTGGAAAGTTTATAACGAAGCTAAGAAGTACCTTTTGACTGCGGACCTCGATTTGAACGGTGGCGCGGTGATGATGGGGATTTTTAAAGCCTCGTCTAATGCCTCGACGTTCACTCTGTCAACTGGAGCGTCTGTGACCATTCCTGCTTCGGCGGGGATTCTGTCTCAGAAGAAGACTCTAGGTTCCGTAACGGTGACTGCTGGTGCCTCTGCGAAGGTCATTCGATTTGACTGTGCGGACGTAGTCTTTACCGCGTCTTCGGCTTCCGCTTTCTCCGCTCAATACGCAGTGATTTACGTCTCCGGTGGGAAAGCTCTGGCGTGGTCGAAACTCTCGACTTCAGGGTTTAGTGTGACTGCAGGGAATACTCTGACTGTCGCAATCAACGCTTCTGGAATATTTGAACTGACTGGTGGAGTATCTTAAATGGCTAAGACTTATTCTATTGCTGGGACGATTACAGTAACCGAAGTACCGGCAAATCAACCCCCGGTATTTTCCACTCAACCTCCTTCTACAATTTCTTTCATGGTTGGCACTCCAGCTACCGTCCCTTACGGCAATGTCAGCGATCCGGACGGAGATCCATTGACGGTTGCTCTTGAGCCTGTCGTTCAAGGATTCAGTCTTACTTATTCTGGAAATCAAATAATGCTTGTATGGGATGGCACTGGTACCGCTGGGAGCTATGCAGTTCAAGTTTCTGCGGATGATGGTAAGTGAAAACACTTAGCAAAATTGTTGTCTTGATTGTTTCTCAGTTTTCGAGACAATGCAGGCAGATAGAAGGATCTGTTTATGTCTGTGGAGAACATAGTGGACAGATTCCTTCGGGGCCATATATAAGCAAATGAAGACACTTTCTAATCTATCGCAACTTTCGATTTCGAGTGCTATTCCCTCTGAAGGAGTACCCAAGTATTGGGCTACAGGGATTATGCCGTCTACCCGCTTCGGATACGAGGTAGACCAGAACATCCCAAGCGTTGAAAGGCTTTCTATTCCGCAGGAATCAAAGCACATCAAGGTAGTCAAGCGGGATGCGGATGGATGCTATTACTGGTTTGGTGGGGACTATTCAAACAAATACAGTTCTCAGCAGAACGGATCGGCTGTTCTGAAATTCGATCCCTGGAAGAAACAATGGTCAACGGCATATCCATATTTGGGATATCCGGGAGATCAGCAGCCGATTGCGATGGACGAGGCAAATGCAACCTATGACCCTCTGAATGACACGTTCTGGTTTGTTTGCGGGTTCCAAAACTACCCAACTGCTGTATTGAACCCAACGACATGGCCTTCTCTTGGAGGTCTTTCTGAGCCGGTCTCTAATCGTATTTCCAAACTGTTTTGGAACGGGACGAGATGGCAGTTCCAGTCTGTCGCGGATATGCTGGCTGATGATTGGAACACATTCCCAGATAACTCCACGGAACGCGCCGCAATCAGGATACAGCGCGGCGGATGGGCACATGCTGTCTTCGATACGGTAAGTCGTAGAGTCATCATCCCGTATCGTGACCAGCTTACGAGTTACGAAGTCGATACGAACACGTTCCGCAGGCATCGCAATATGCCAGTGATGACTCCGCAGATCATGTGGGGTTCTGAAATAGACGGCACGGTAACAATAGATTGTGATTTGAGGAAGATATGGATTTGCGAGTCGGTGAACGCTAGGCTTTGGGAGATTGACATCACTGACCCGGATAATCCGGTGGCCTCTTTCAAGGGGATGCTTCCTCCTGAGTGGGCTGCGGAGCGTCTTGATCTTGAAAGCGTCCCCGGACCGATTTACAAGAACACGACCTATGATGGTCTGTTCGTTTACATGAAATCCCGTGGCGTTCTCTGGCTGTCTGGTCCGGGCTGGGATATAAAGCCGGAGACGATGTTCATCGACATCAATACTTTTGAACAATTCGCCGGTCCGCCTCTTGCGTATAACAAAGCGAGAACGCACAAGACTCCTGCAAGGCACAATTTCTACCACGAGGAAACCGATACGCTGTTCACTGGGATGGCGCTCGGGAACGACGACACTTGGGGTAGGCGCGGGCATTCTTGGTACTACCACACGTTCCTTCCGTCCATCCCGTCTTTCGTTCCTCCGGTCGGGCAGGTTAGATCAATCGACCTCGACGCGAACGGTGATCCGGTTAATTACATATGGGATGTTAGGGGAACGCCATACCCGGATTCCGGGCCGAAGCCTGGCTGGTGGGGTGGTGGCGGGGTTGACCAACTGTTTGTCTTCAACAGTGGTATCTATGCGGAAAAATACGGCCCTCTTGGTTCTCTGATTTCTCACGGTGGCGGAGATGGAGCTTACTGGGGGAACGAAGTCTATAGGTTCGATCTGGAGACAAGGAGATGGACTCAGGACGGGGCTGGTTCTAAAGAACTTATCGGTGGATGTCCTTATGCAAACGCAGCAAATTGCACGATTTCAGACTGGGACCGCCCAATAGGAGACCCGCTCAGAATAGACCCGGAGACGTGCGCCTATTCCGATGGGCAGGTGATGTGTAATCACACCTATGACGGAATGATCTACATTCCACCGGAGTTGGCTGGGAATCAGAATGGCTGGCTAATGAAGCCGGTGACAATGCTTGGTTATACAACTCGCTCTACGGGATGGACGCATATCTACGACTTCGACACGCATAAGTGGCGCAAGTGGGGCGCTAACAAAAACACGCTGATTCCAGATTCAGGGCACCTCCCTATATCCGGACTTGACGTTTACAGAAAGAGGGTCTGGAACAACCACGGCTATATTGATCTTGAGACAGAGACTCACACCCCGATAGTGACGATCAACAACGTACCGGAGGGAACTGCTGAGTTCGATCCGGTGAGAGATATTTTCGTTTCGACCGGGACAATAGGTGGCGATTCCGCTCTCCCAGGAAGAATCAAGGTTCTGGATGTTAGAAACAGCAACTATACGAACTGGGTCACTCACGACCTTGTTGGAGCGGGGCCGAACGGGCGTCAATTCTACAGGTCTGGGTTCGTCTATGTGCCGGAGGTCGATTGTTACTATGCCTACAAGAACGCGGTTGATCTGACCGAAGCGGACCCGATGGCGCTCTGGAAGATTACTCCTCCGAGTTACAACGAGGCAGTTACTGGGCAATGGACCGTCGAGCGCGTTCCCCTTTCTGGCGGGCCGATTCCTCCTAGCGGGTACAACGGGACATACGGGCGCTTCGTGTGGATTTCTAAATGGCGCTGTTTCGCGTGGTGGGCCAGAGCGAAGCCGCAACCAGGACTAACCGCCAAGGTTTGGCTGATGAGGGCATTTTAATGACGGTCTATTACGTTGACAGCGCGGGGTCGAATACGTCCCCTTATGACACATGGGCGAAAGCTGCGAATGCAATCGCGACGATTGCTGCAATCGACGGGGCGGGAGATACGATCTATGTTGCTTCTACGCATAGCGAACTAACCGCTGCGACTGTAACGCTTGTTTTTGCGGGTACTTATGCCTCTCCAACGAAGATAATTTGTGCCAGTACTGCCGCCGAACCTCCTACTACTTTGGCAACTGGAGCGGTTATAGCGACCTCTGGTGCAACAAGCGCACTTAGCATACAAGCAGCAAATAATGGCGGGTTGTACTGTTATGGAATCACCTTCAAGGTCGGGAACGACGCAGCCGCATCTGCGGACATCAACCTTGCCAACAGTCAAGTAGGACAACGGCATCTATACGAGAATTGCACGTTTAACCTTTCCACCACTACGGCAGGAAGGGTAATTAATGCTTGCGGGAATGGTACTGGTTCTCAAGTTCGTTGGCATAACTGTGATGTGAATTTCGCAAACGCGGCAAACGAGATCCGTTGTGGTGGATATTTTATCTGGGAAGATGGGTCTGTCCTTTCCGGTAGTACAGCAATCACTGGCGGATTGATAACTTTCGGAACAGCTACTTCTCAAACAAGTTATGTCCTGGCTAGTGGGATTGATCTAGTAAATCTTGGCAGCGCAGCTTATTTGTTTGAAGTTACCAATGCGAACGGAATTGGCCATTTCAGGGACTGTAAAATGCCGGCCTCTTGGACGGCCACGAATGTTGCGACTGGCACGCTAACTGCGACATCAAGATATGAATATACAAACTGCGGATCTGGAGATACGAACTACAAATTAGGGGTCAGCAGCTACTCTGGAACGCTCTTTGATGAAACAACTTTAGTAAAGACTGGTGGGGCATCCGATGGGACAACTGGTCTTTCTTGGAAAGTTACGACAACCGCCAACGCATCTTTCACAATCCCTTTCCGAACTGGTGAGATTGTCAAATGGAACAGCACTACCGGGTCGTCTGTAACTGTTACGGTTGATATTCTTCATGATTCAGTTACAAACCTTAAAGACAATGAAATTTGGCTTGAGGTCATGTATCTCGGTACGAGTGGGTTCCCTCTTGGTACGTTTACATCAGACGAATCGGACATTCTTTCGTCTGGTACGGATCAGGCATCCAGTAGCTCTACATGGACTACCACGGGGATGACAAATCCTAACAAACAGGCTTTGTCTGTTACGTTCACTCCTCAAGAGATTGGATACATCCACGCATATATAACGTGTGCGAAAGCATCTAAAACTGTCTACATCGATCCTGAACTTGTGGTGACGTAATGGCTTTTGAAGCACAAGTTCCCGGTGGACCGTATGTAAACGAAACGGGGACGCGCGAGGCCCAGATACCCGGTGGGCCGTATATCAATGAGACGGTAACTGCTGGTACAAGTTTTACTCCTGGTGCTGCTACTTTAACAATCACTGGATATGCACCGACAGTAACGGTAACTGGTGGTGTATCTGTAAATCCTGGTGTAGCCGCCTTAGCAATTACCGGGTATGCCCCGACAGCAACCGTAACAGCGCATCAAACCGTAACCCCTGATCCGGGTGCATTAGCTCTCACGGGGTTCGCCCCTACGGTTACGGTAGCAGAGAATCAAACAGTCTCTCCTGCAAATGCAGACCTAGCGCTTACCGGATACGCGCCTTCTGTTTCGGTAACGACGAATCACACCGTTCTTCCTGGTGCTGGTGCGCTGGATATCACGGCTACCGCTCCGACGGTAACAGTCACGACGAATCATCTCGTCAACCCGACTACCGGAGCTTTGGTAATAACGGGTTATGCACCGACCATAACGGTCGAGTCTCAGAGCAAGACCTTCACACCTGGTGCGGCGGCTCTGGCTATCACAGGTTACGCGCCTAGTGTCTCTGTTTCTGGTGTCGTAAGAGGAACCGGGGCGGGTGGGTATGCAAGGTATCTAAAGTCTTACTACCCGGATGTATGTGAAGAACTCAAGAAGGTAGAAAAAGAAAAGAAGAAGACAGAGAAAGAAGTCCAAAAGCTAGAGAAGAAGATAGAGGCCCAGAAAGAGAAAGCCCTGGATTACAAGGGCACGATGGACCAATTGGTTTCTCTCTATGCAAAGATAGAAAAACTAGAAGATCAACTCAACAAGTTGATGGAAGAACTTATGGATCTTGAACAGGAGGAAATTCTTCTCCTAGCGGAGTGCGATCTTCTATGAAAGAGTTAATTGCAAGTCTAAGACTTTTGCCTGAGTTTCAGATGGTAATGAAAGAGCTTTACAAGGCAAGGCCGTCTGTCCCTCCTTACTCCCCTTCGGAAACAATGGAGGCGGAAGAGGCGACCATAAGGCAGATTAAGGATCTGAGCGCCCAG